AGTTAATCCAACTCCAAACGGTTGAACTCTGATTGCAGTGTTCTTATATCTAGCTACAATTTTATACTTAATATCTACTAAAATAGAATATTTTTGTTGTAACCAGATGGATGTGGGGCCATTAACCTTCGCAGCTTTCAATTGGGCGACTGTAATAATAGCTTGATCAACTCTATGTTCAAAATCCTGCATGTTGTTTTCTGTATTTCCAGAAAGAACAACTTCAGAATGAGAAATGATATAATCACATTCCTCGTTAAACTTTTGAGTTCGAGAATCACTATACAACAAAGGCAAAAGTGACTTCTCTTGAAAAACTCTATAACCAGTCTCACAAATCCAAGTAAAAGTATGGATAATGGCATCGATCACATCAACACATTTGAGTTGTTCTTTTGCCGCTTCAAGAGCAAGCAATTGTAACCCAAACGGTGACCATGTGATCTGTTTGACAGAGCAAACTGTCATAGACATCGCAGCAGTAATTAAATATGAGATTTTTGTAAAGATAATGTTGGTCTTAAACATATCCCATTTATCAACTATTGTTGACGAGTCTAACCCATGTGGCAATACAGTTGTAGCGTTACAATCTTTAGTCAAAGAATCAATCATTTGGACAATATCACGTACAATGCTTCTATTAGTATGCATTTTGATATATCCGATAATCGAAACAAAAACATCAGCGAAAGTAGTCGCTTTATGTATATGCCACCCCAGAATAACTATATTTTCTAAATACGAGATCCATTGATTCGCTTCATCACTCTCATCTCCCAAAAGGGCAGGAGCAACAGAAACGGTATCTAATAATGATCTAAGTTGTTCAGACTCATCTACTTCCATTGCTGGAGTAGACTCTGCTAAACGAACCAATTCATTTCTTAAATCCCGATCAACGTAATCAGAATCCGTATAGGAATCTTTAGTTTCTTCTAGAGGGATACGGGCAAAAAATTCTGTGCCCGTTTCTACAAACCCTTCATCTTCTTCATAGGAGTAATCATCATCTCCTAAAGGTGGGCAATGAACAATAGTTGGTTCAGGACCAATTATGTCATCACTATTCAACTCCTTATTTTGTAAAAGCTTAAACATTTTTTCAGCTTGTGTAGGAGAAGGTTTATGAAAAAGTGAACGATATGTAGGGGGTGGTGGGTCTAAAGGAGGGCAATGGATAATAGTTGGTGCAGGACCAGCTACAAGATCACCAAACTCATTAATATGAGCCTGTCGGTCATCAGTTCCATGCGGCTTAATTTTAGATTCTAAGTGACGTTTGCCTTTATTCTTACGAATCTTCTTTTTGTATAGTCGTTTCTTGGTTTCTTTTTTACCATGACTATGACCATCACCACGTCGATAATACAAATCACGAGAAGAAGACTTAACATCTTCAAGTTCTTCATAATTATCATTTACTTCCTCAGCTTGAGGAAGGGCAGATCGCATCCTTAAAATCGGATTTGATCTTATTAGTTTGTAACATACCTCCTTAGA